CTAGCTCATCAAAGAACGCTGCGCCCGCTGGTTGGGGCATGGGGGCTACTTCTTGTTCTACTGGGGCCTCAGTCTTGGCTCGGGGGACGGCTGGGAACTCTAACTGCCCTTCTACCCCACGTCCGGTCCGGTCCCGCACCTGTTGATTTGCAAGGTTCTGAGCCTGCCGCTGCGCAGCTAACGCACCCTCCCGCTCCTGTTCTGGGGCGGTTAGGGTGTCACCTACTACAGGGGCCTTCTCTGGGATTAGGGCTTCCAGTGGGCTCGACCCCTTGGCCTGTTCCACTTCATTGCGGGTAGTTTGCACTGCCTCTTCCGCTGCTTGTTGCTGCTCTGCGTTGAGGTATGCGGACCGTACAGCTACTGCTCGGTCTATTGTGGACAACTCTTCGGGGGTGGGGATGGCGTTAGTAAACCCTTGACGGCGCAGCTCCGCACTAAAGGCTCTGGTCAGGTCCTCAGTGTTGCCAATGCCCTTATTCTCAATAATAGGAAGCAGGACGGCACGGCGGGTTTCCACGGTGTTTTTCTGGCGTGTGGCCTCTACTTGGGCGTCGGTCGACTCTAGCTCTGCTGCCTTGCGGGCCTCTTCCTGTGCTGCTAGGGCTGCATCCTCTTCTGCCTGTAACTGCACAAGGGTATCCTCATCCACCATGTCTTGGGTCTGGCGGGTTTCCATCTCATCTATCATGTCCCGCTGAGGGGTAGGAGATTCGACGGTACTAGTCTGAGGCCCTTCAGGGGTTTGGAAGGCTTCACTGCGCAGCAAGGAGTTAACACGGCTCACTACGTCAGGCTTGTTGGTTACAACAAGGGGAGAGGCCGCGTATTGTTCCAGTATGTTTCTTGCTTGTAGGCGCTGTTCTGGGACTGCCATGTCCAGACCAAACAGACGGTTCGCAGTGCTCTTATCTAAATCTAGGCCGAGCCCGTATAAGTCATCCGCAGACAGGACTGTAGGGGAATCCTTGCGCCCAACCAAGTCGCTGTCTTCAGTACGCGGGGGTGGGGTAGGGGGGCCAACAGGTTCTGCCGCGGCTGCATCAATGCCCCGCCCACCACGGCGTCTGCCGGGGATAATAAGTTCTGTAAGCCCTTCAAGTAGCCCGCCTACCCCCGCGCCGTACCCAAACGACTGCCCAGTGTCTGTGAAGACTCCACGCTCTGGGTCATAAATCCCTTTCTGAATGAGGTTCTGAGCTATCTCACTTGTGGCTTCCTGCACACCCTCGTCTATCATAGCCTCAGTTATCCGCCCAACGGCTGAGGACTTCATACGGCGTTCGATACGGGACAGGACTGAGTTACTAATATCCTCGGCAACTTCTTTGCCCAGCTTGGGCCCTATCAGACGTTCAACACGCTTGAGTATTCGACCCGGACCAAACATCTCAAGGGCTCCGGGGATAGTTCCCCAGCCTGCCGCACTGCTAATGTCCTCTTCACTGGCCCCTCCGGCCGTAGCACGCTGGGCAGCCTCACCTGCACCTGACGCCACACCCAGAGCAGTGCCTGCAACAAGAGCTACGGGCAACCCTAAAGGCCCCAATGCTAGGAACGGGGCCGTAGACCCAAGCCCCTGCATTAAGTTTATGTAAGTGTTGTCCTCATAGGCTTTGCCCGGAGCTAAGGCTTCGCGTACTGCGTCGCCCCCACGAGTAATGCTGGCACGGGCGGCCTGCTCTTGTTCTTCAGGCAACAGGAATGAGGCACCAGTAAGGACAGTCTCCCCAAGACCTAGGGCACCACCGAGCAGGGCTTTACCTGTTTCTGGTATATACCCTAATAGGGAAGTCTCCTCTTCAGGCTCGGGAACAGTAGGGCGTCGAAGTTCACGGTACGCAGCAGCAACCTTCTCAAAGTCTGCAGACCCCTTCTTGTCCTTGTTCTCAATCAACCACTGGGCGTACGCGTGTACTGAAGCCATCAACTATACCCCTATGGTGTATTTCCAAGTCCTACTATGTCATCAGCGGTTAGAAGTCGGGATACTGGCACCCCCATACTCGCCCCCATCTGCTCCGCGGCACTGCGCTTGTTGGCAATGTCCTCTTGCAGTACTGCGATCTGGGCAGTCATCGTGGCTTTGTCCCCAATAGGATTGGTGATTAGGTCATTCAAATGGCCCTGCAGCTTGTCTGCTTGTGTAACGACAATATTGTATAGGTCTATGGCGTTGCGTCGGGATTGGGCATCAGTAGCCCCACTACGGACTACCGCTTCCATCTTAGCAATTGACAGGTCAAACACCTGTTTGTCCGTCGCTAGTTTGGCTGCTGCCGCTCTTGTCTCATCAGATACTGCTGCCTGCATGATAATCTGCATCGCTTGGGTTACCCCGGCACTAGCTTGCTCGTAGGCCGACTGGCCTGCCCTGCTACCTGCCTCGAACGCCGCTGTACGGCTTTCTCTATTTATACGTTCTTGCTCTTTAGAGTCGGCAAAGCGCCCTTCTGATTGCTGGCGGCGAGTTTCCATCGCGTTATCCCCCACTGCTGTAGTACCTTCAAGTGCGGCGATACCACTACGTGAGATCATATTAGAGCTACTAAGCCCGCGCAGGAGAGCATTTATTTTCTGGTCCCGCAGCCTTTTGGGGTCTAGCTGTGCGGTGTAATAGGCATCGCTTTCTTGTTGCCGAAGATCATACGCGGCCTTCATCTCAGGAGTCATTGCATACGCTGCTGTAGCTAGTGCGCGCTGCCTGTCTTCTTCGGCCAGTCTTTCCTGAGCTGGGTCGACGGCTACCTTTCTTCCAGCTGCCAATTCTATGTTGTCCCGTAAAGGGGAACGGGGTAGAGCTGCTAAAACAGAATCTACGCCAGCTGGGGTTGCAGTAGGCGCAGCGTCCGCTGGGGGTGCCGTAGGTGCCGGAGGGGGTGCCATAGGGGTTGCAGTAGGCGCGGGCGCGGGCGCAGGCTGTTCAGGCCGAGTCGGGAACCTAGGAGTATTCATGCTTCTCCACAGTGCTGCTAGCCCGCTCTTTCTGGGTTCCTGTGGGGCAGGGGCCTCACCCAGCACCTCAGTGGCCTTTGCTCTGGCTTCTTCAGGGCTCATCCCTGCACCTACTGCCTCCGCATATATTCTGTTTCTGTTTGCGTTGTACCCCCTCACCATATTTTCAGGGACAGGAGGGATGACTATGGAATTGACCTCCTCCCGTGCGGCCTCTGGGGTATATCCCGCTGATAGCAAGCTAACATACAAGGCATTTTTTGCCGCTGTCTGGCCACTTGTTTCTTGTACTACTGACCCATCTTCCCCACTGTAGCCCTTGGCACCACTGAACGCCCGCTCGATTACTGCGGGGTCAAAAGTGGACTTCATCTGTGCCATTTGTTGCTGGATAGCGGCCTTCTCTTGGGGGGTGGTAGCTGCCTGCATTGCTGCCTGCATTTGGCGATAGGCCTGTAGGAACCTAGACACGTCCTCATCCATGAGGCGCTTGCCAACTGAGGTGTTTTGTCTGACAACAGAACCTTCTGGCCCCGCGTAGCCAATAATCCCGCCCCTAGCCATACCACCACTACCGGTACGCAGTGCGTCTGCTTTCTGCATAATGTTAGCGTACTCATCCATACCAGCTTGGGCTTTGATACTCTCTATTTCCGCTTGGGCTTGGGCTTTATCTTGTGGGGTAGCTTGTGGGCTATTAACTATTGCCTGTGCCACCAAATACCGGCGGGCATCTGCCATGCGCTGGGATTCCATAGGGTCGACAGTAGGGGCGCTATTGGGGATAGGCCCTCCCGGTGCGTACCCAACAATACCTCCCATAGCCATACGGGCCATATTAGGCGCAGCTTGTGTAGGCAGGCCACCCATAGGACGTTGCTGTGCCGCCATGTTTCTACCCTGTTGCTGCATGCCCGGGGCAAGGCGTTGTGCTAATCCACGTAGTCCCTCTTCTGCGGCTAACTTCTTGCGTTCCACTACTGTAGGGGGCGTAGGGGTTGGTTGGTTGGCTGCCATCAGTTGGTCGGCAGCTTTCATTGCCTCTACTGCGTCATTGTACTTCATGGCGGCTAGAGTACGGGGGTCAAAAAGCTGCTCTTCCGTATCACTAGTCACTACATCCATAGCCGCAGCCATACGGGTGTTATCCGCAGGGGGTTGCATAGGGTTAGGCTGTTGCATAGGGTTAGGCTGTTGTGGCATAAGTGCGCCTAAACCTTGTTGTGGCTGTGTCATCATGGTCTCCCCCTACTTACCTTTATACTCGTTAAGTATGTCTAGAATTGATTTGGCTGTACCGGCTGTACCGGCAAGATTTTGTAACCCGCTAGGCTGGGTATACGAGTACGCTTGTGTCTCTATCGGCAAACCCTGCAACAGCGAGTTCATAAATTGCACTTGCTTGTAGGGGTAGTCCCGTTCTTGTTCGAACTGGGCCATGTCCGCCGTCATACCTTCTTGTTCGATACCACGTTGTGTGGCACCCGCTGATTGTTGTGCCTCTAGTACATTGAACCCATACCGGTTATTCACGTCTTGTACTTGGCGTGCGCGATCTTGCTCGGTATTGAACTGACTTTGGGCCTGAGTAAATGCGTCTTGGTACCCTTGGCCTGTAATGCCCGACAGGCGGTCTAATAAACCACGTTGTAACTCCGCTTCCGCAACCCCTTGACGTGATCCACCGTAAGCACCGGCTTTACCATACTGGCTCTGTAGGGTTTGGGCTTGGATTGCTGCTTGACGCATGGCGGCTTCATACTGTGGGTTAAGCACGCCCTGTAGGTAGGGAGTCATGTACTGCTGTAGGGTATCCCCAGAAGCAGGTGTATAAGTAGGCGTAGCCCCACCAGCAAGTTGCTCAGCAGTTAGTGGTTGGTATCCTGCACCAGTAAACGACATAGGGTTATACGCACCCATGTTTTCAGGTATACCTAGAGAACCGAGTCCTTGGTATACTTGGGTTTGCAACGCTGAAGGCCCAGCGGTAAGTGGGCCTTGGTATGCCGTGTAGGGCATCTGGGTAGCAAGTGCTGATCCACGACCGAGCATATTGGTTACATAGGGGCCAGCCCAACTGGATAGCGCAGACTCTTCCGCTCTTGAACTAGCGTTTCCTCCGGCTGCTGCGATTTCTGCTGCGGTTGCGGCCATAATTACCTCACACTAAATAGTTATTGGGGTCGATTTGACGACCTTGTTTGGTGGTACCAGTACGATCTTTACGTATTCTATCCATCATACTGTATAAGTTCTGAGCGCCAGCATCAGAGTTACCGTTCCCTAGATGACTTACTACATCCGCAGGTACTACAAACTCGCCATCGCTAAGTTTAGCGGGTTCCATGTTGTTGATTGTAGCAGGAATTTGATCCGCCATACCATCAGTGGGGCCGCCTAAATAGTAACCGTTTACATTACCACCTTGAGCAAACTTAGTGCCCCCCATCTTGTTATACATAGCGGTTATTTGCTGGGTGTTTAAATCTGGGTACTGCGCAGTAAGTTGCGATGGGGTCATATACCCTTGGTTTATTAATTCAAACCCAATTTCTTCCTCAGTATACTCCGGGAACATCCCGGCAATCTCTTTAACTGTAGTCTCCCCACTATTGGCTAGCCGCCCGAGTAGCTGTTCTATGGTGAGGTCGGGGGTTGCTTGTTGGTAGTAGGTTAAAAGCTCATCCGGTGTCATCATACCCGTGTTTAGTAGCCGATCTGCTACCACTTCGGGAGTAACGCCAAATTGCTTTGCGACACCGGTTATATTGGTTTTCCCCGATGCAATAAGGTCTGCAACCCTCCGGTACTCATCCGCCGTATATTCGTTATCTACGGCAATCGCGCTATAGGCATCAGCAACGTCTTTCTTATTTGTTATTCCCGTATATGCGTTCTGTATACCCGCCCCCCCACCAGAGATACCTAGACTAGCGGCTAGCTGGTCAAGGTCGTACCCACTATTTACCAGTTCCGTAATCTGAGCATCGGTAAGGGTCTTGTTATAGTACGGCCCAAGGAAGGTATTGTAGGCATCAGCGGCTGTCTGTGTACCGGTAGTTGCTGCGGCATCAGCGGCTGTCTGTGTACCGGTAGTTGCTGCGGCATCAGCGGCTGTCTGTGTACCGGTAGTTGCCCCGGTAGTTGCCCCGGTAGTTGCTGCGGCATCAAAGTTTATGCCCATACTCCCGAAATAGTTTTGCATAAACTGCGCGGCCACATCTTCCGGTAAGCCCCCCAACAACCCCGCAAGTTGGTCAGTTTGGCTTAAACCCGCAGTAGGGGCGGCGGGAGCAACGGGGGAAGCCAGCGCTTTTCCCGTAGGGGTGTAGGTAGTGTCTGTAAAATATTGACGGCCCATAGAACCCGGTCGACGTGAAATAGGAGCGCCAGTAACAGGGTCGACCTTATCGGTAGTTGTAGCGAAAGCGTTGGGGGCTAGTTCACGGTTTAGGGTATATTCAGGTATGCCCCCCATGTATCCGGTGGGCTGTGAGCTACCCCCTCCCATACCCATAAACTCCCCAATACCACTGTCTGGGTTAAGTAGCCCGTATATTCCCGCACCGGCTAGCGCGCTGGTAGCTGCTCTTGTAGGGCTAAACGCACCGTCCACGCTCCACAAATCAGATAGTTTAACTGGCATATTCTAACCTCGTAATAATTGTAAGAGTGCGTTTAGCTGGGCATCTATACTCACAGCACCACCCTCGTCATAGCCTCGTGGGTTACGACCGGCTAAAATGTTTTGAATGTTGTCGGATAAGGAGGCTCGCAAATCGAAAGGGCTGCCGATATCCGCGACACCTACTTGTTCAGTAGACATACCACCGCCGCCTCGCGTAGTAATACCACGACCACCACCACCACCACCACCACCACCACCACCAGTTTTTATACTAGCACCACCAGTTTTTATACTAGCCCCACCCGTAGTAATGGAGTCTTGTTCTAGTACCCCCAGCTCCATATAATCTTTTATGGGGGCACCCGTTTTTATACTAGCCCCACCAGTAGCAATGTCTGCTCCACCCCCAGTAATGATATCTGCCAGACCACCAGTAGTAATGTCTGCTCCACCACCAGTAGTAATGTCTGCTCCACCACCAGTAATGATATCTGCCAGACCACCAGTAGTAATGTCTGCTCCACCACCAGTAATAGTTTTGCTATCTGTAGTAGTTGTGCTATCCCCAGTAATGATATCTGTAGTAGTTTTGCTATCTGTAGTAGTTTTGCTATCCCCGGTACCAGTAGTTACGCCTATGGTAACCTTGCCTTTAGCTTCGGCTTCGGCTTCGGCTTCGGCTTCGGCTTCGGCTTCGGCTTCGGCATCGGTGGATGTTCCCGCCTTGGAGCCTCCAGTAGGAACAGTCACCCCATACCCTTCGAGTATTTCTATAATCTTATCTATGGGTATTCCAGTAGCGTCTGAAACGGTCTGTATACCAACATCCGTTACGCTAACTTCTCCACCTACGGTCTGCCCCACTGCACCTTTAATAAGGTCATCAAGCGCCGGGATACCTGTAGATATCCCCGTGTCAATCCCGCCGTAAGTGCCCGTATAGATTGCAGTGTTCTGTCCCGGTAGATAAATGCCACCGTCCCCAAATACGTAGGTACCTGTAGCAGTAGTGGGGCTTAGTACCGCACCGACTGTCCCCCCAAAAGGCGCTGGATCGGAAGGTACGGCTATCCCACGGCGGGCATACTCCGCGAATATTTTTGCTAGTTCTTCCTTTTGGTTACCGATGGCTTTAAATACTTGGTCCTGTGCCTCTTGGTCGGCCATGTTTATATCTGGGCGGGGCGCGTTGTATGCGGCATCCAATTGGCCTTGTTGTCTATATAGTGCCTCTAGTAATTCATCTTCGGTCAAGTTCCCGTAGGGGGATGCGGCAGCTTGTTGGCTAGCCAAGCCCGCAAGGTAGTCTAGGGGTGTTCGCGCACCACCCCCGTCCGTAGAAGAGCCTGATAGCCTCCCCACTCCCGAACTATAACTATTATAAGTAGAGGAAGAACTGGGTGCATAAGAAGTGTTGAAAGGTATATTTGCGGGGGGTTGACGCTGCCCCATCCCGGATAGAGAGTCGCTACCCCAAACGTAGCTGCCCTTGGTACCATCAAAACGCTTAACCATTATCTTTTCCTAGGGTCATGTTGGTAGAACAACGGGTAAGGCTGAAGCAAAAGTAACCGCTACAGAACAAGACGGTACCGCCGGGTGGTCTACAGTAGCTGCCTGTGTATCTAGCGCGGCGTCTAGGTTGTCGGAGGACCACTTGAACTCTATGTACTGCCCCGCTACCAAATCCACAACAAAGGCGGCTGCGAGGTGCCTAATGTCAGCCGCACCTACAAGGGCGTATTGCCTAGCAGTATTGGGCATGTCTACCCCATTGCGCGCTACCCACACGTATATGATCTTTGAACTCACGGAAGAACTTGCCAACTGTCCTGAAAATTCAACACTATACACCCCCGAGTACGTAGCCGTTATCCTACTATTATCGCCGCCCGTTATAGCAACAGCATTGCTCAAGTACGTATCGCCAAACGAAATAACCTGCCCCACATCTACCACTGCTATCGGCTGGTCTACGGTAGAGAAGAAAAGCCCGTTCGGCATGTCTAAAAACCGCCCACCCAGATCACCAAATACCACGTTAACCGCATTGCTTAGCAGGTTAAAAAATAGCCGCAGGATGCTGTTCAAGGCATCCAGATACTCCTTTTGCGGCGTATCCTTGGGTATCGGAAGCGCAGGCGTCTGAACTTTTTGTACCAGCCTATCCCTAATAGCCACTAGCCCCTCCTGCCATCAGGTCGCATATCTAAACGAGGGGTACCCAGCTTCCACGCCACACCCAGTTCAGTAGACTCAAACTTAAACGCCATCTGCCTACCACGTACACGGACAAATACCTGCCCGGTAAACTCTTGGATAGGTACAACCGCCGTACGGGTCACACCAGCAAAGTTAGTACCCCCGACAGAGGCAGGGTCGTTATACCCAGAACCTGAGTTTTGCAGTGGCAATAAAGTCATTACTGCGGATGGGTTTGCAGCAGTAGACCCGACAAACGTCACATCAGGCAGCATCCTGCTAACGAACATGAACTTGTCGCCATCATCCAAGTCAAACTCAGAGGAGACAAGCGTAGCTGTAATAGGAACCGCAGTTGCATTTTCTTGATTGTCGTAGCCAACTTCTTGCTCTACCAAGTTGTTGCTGTAAGTAGCAGCTAGTGGGTTTTCTCTATGGTCGGCGTCCATCCAAGCACTGCGCGACAGGTTCCCGTAATACCATATATCTTGTAAGTAGTTGTACACTACGTAGCGGTCATTCTGTGTAACCCCTGCGGAACAATAGAACCACCAAACTTCATCAAACCGCTCGTTAGTACCAGCAACAACTTGGGCGTACTGAGAGTAGTTAAAGTCGTTGAATATATAGCTGTGGATGCTGCAAGGTAGCGTTTTAATCGTACCGTCGTAGATATAGAACTTGTCCGTACCCATCCAGTAGGCGGTGTTGCTAGCGTAAACTGCTGCATTAGGGCTAGCTATAGTGATGTTGTCACCAAGTAGCTGTGCACCCCAAACCTCTGGAGCGCCTAAATATTGAAGGCCATACACTGCGCCATTCGTCCAGACTAGAATCTCTTGCCGTGCTTGGAGTGCAGTCACAATCTCACTGCCCCTTGATAAGCGTAAGCTACCGGCTTGGTTGGTAGCAGCAGGTGTCCAGTTAGCTACGTCTTCTTGGTGAGACCAGCGGATAAGCATGGGGTCAAGCACACTAGTGCCTATATCATTAGCCCCGAAGCAGAAGGCAAACCGGAAGATGTCCGACACGAAGGCTTTATTAGCTATTACAGGAACGCCTGACGCCCCAACAAGGGAAGACACATAGACCGCACGGGTACTCACCCCAGTACTTGCGGCCCAGTAGAAAAGCTCGCCCCCACGGTAGGTAAAGAATAGGTCCTCGCCAAAGTTAGCTTGACTCCACAAACGAATTGGTGCGTCTGTAGCTCCGCCAAAGCCCCACGTACCAGAACTCCAAGTACCCGCACTCCACCCAGTAAATGGCACGGCAGTCTCAGAACCCGTGTTGATTTGGTACGCCGCAGTAACAGTGCCACCCCCATTAGCAGTAGAAGAAGCGGTAGTCTCGGCAGTAATATTGTAGGAGTCCTCGTCTATGAAACTGATCTGATACTCGTTGTTTAGCGTAAGCCCGCCAACCGCAGTCGCCCCACTAAAGGTAACAAAGTCATTCTCAAGCGCACCGTGCGCAAGGTCAGTAACAAGGACAGTGGCAGAGCCGCTAGTAGTGTCGAAGGGATTAGTTAGAGTTACTGAGCTACGGATAGGGGTCACGTCAAAATAAGCACCGCCCCGCTCAATGTAGTACTTGAGGTTAGTGCCCACAGAAACAAGATTTTGGCTTTGTAGTGTTACCCAGTTCCACATAGAGCGGCAGACACCTAGGTAAAGTGCATTTGACAGGCGAACCCACCCACCGATCTTCTGAGGCATACCCCGTCTGAAACGCACTTTGTCGGTCTCGTACCAACCACCCTCTGCGGTATAGCGAGTATTCTCGCGGTCAACCCCGGGCTTTAGCTGTAGTTTCTGAAGCGGCATGCACTAGCTCCGTAAAAATTTAGCTTCGGCTGCGCGTCTACGCACAAGCCCTTGAAGTACTGTACCCCCACCTCGACGCCACTTATACAACTCGACTATAGCCTCGGACCAGTTATCTTCGTTAATTTTTATTCGCAGGGTGCTAGCCCGGTATCTTGCAGTGCCTAAGTTATACGCGAAATCTGTTATTGCGCCAAGGGCTTGCGGGTATTTTAGCAGGTTTGGGGAGGCTTTGAGCACCCCCACAACGTAATCATTCCGTAGAGTGTGTTCTAACCACTGTAGGGCAGTTGCTTCACCTATGGGGGCATCGTGTTCTGTGACCCTGCTACCATCAGGTTTATACACAGTACCATACCCTTGCGTCCAGTATTGGGCGGGGCATAAGTATGGTTTAGCCCGGAACCCCTCGAAGTGTTTACACAAAGCAGTCGCGACCCGCAGTGCTTCACTTATCGGCGCGGTCATGCCTGTCTGTCCTTGCGTCATGTAAAGTAGCAAAAGTTCGTTCCGGGGTCCAACCGTACCTATTAAGCCGGTCCTTAGCCGTGTCGTACTTTACCCCGCTCTCCTCACAGGCCTGAGCTAACGTAATTTGCCTCCCGTGGTACTGCACAATATGATTGTCCCTCCGGTTCCTACGCTGTGTCTTGTCGTCCGCCCACCGGCAGTTTGCTACGGTGTAGTTCCCGCTATTGTCAATACGGTCCAACGTAGTGCGTTCAGGTCTAAGCCCCATATCAGCTAGGAAAATTGTAAACTCTCCCCACCGAGGGTCAAAAGTAATCCCCCTACCGCCGTAGTCTTTGTACTGCTTATCTGCTTCCCACGTGCACCTAACCCGCATCATCTTCCAACTTCTATAGGTCGGAGACGAGTAGCCGTGTCCGTGTTTGTATGTAGGGTAGTTCACGTCTTTCACTGCGCGATTCTCCTGTTATCTCGATCTATCGACCTTCCGACAAACCAAAAACTTAGAATCATGTTCATCACAGCCATGTCATCTACTGACCAGAGAGTAATTAGAACGTTCTGCCAATTACCCCCCTGCTGCAACGCTATTGTGAAAGCCGCTATTTTTACCAGCGCGTACAGCCCTACGAACAGATAAGTCACCATGGGTCGTACAAGAGCTGATATCCCCGCGATGAATTTACCGGCGGCCTTGGCTGTGCTGGCTTGCTCTTTAAATGCCCCGCCTATAGCGTCCAGCTCCGCTATGGTCATCGCCGCTTCAGTCTGCCGCATGGCAATCTCACCGCGCACTTTGGAGAACTCCATCTCAGCATTGAGCATCGCAAGCTCGTGCTTATGGTCGCTCCCCTTAGAGAATATCTTCATGACCTCTGGTGCTAGGCGCAGCACCCCACCGAACACACCGCCGAGTAGAGTCTCTAACATTATTTATCCACTTTATTGTCCAGCTTGTCCAAAAGTTTACCCAGCAGTACCTTTATGTCTTTTATGTCATCGCGGTAATCAGTCTTACTCACATAGTTCTCCGGAATCGCCCTCACATCAGCATCCAGCCTATCCAGCGCCGTGAATACCCGATTCAGCACAATGCCGACCAGAATGCCTACGATGCCCACTGCACCATTGAACAATACTTGATAATCTAGCATTTACTTCTCCTTTGAGGGATAATCCCTTATTTTATTTTCACCGCAATAGCGACTGTTAGGATCGTTTGCTGTTTTGGCGCTGGTGTTCTTAGCCCCCTTTATAGGCCTTACCCTCTTTACGTGCCCGCGCGGGCGTTTTAGCCATTGTTTAGACCTCCACAATTCTATTTATTGTGCCATTGACGGCTTGAAAAATCCCTGCCTGAAAGGAACCCATGCAGCATAAACCGCGTTAAAATTCTCGTCAGTAACCGTCAGCGTGTTGCCGTTGGAGAACTCAAACAGAGTCGGTGAGAAGATAAAGCTATCACCTGCCGCCGCTGCCTTCTCTATTAACTGCTCTATCTGTGCTTCGGTCATGGTGCTGCTCCATTACTGCGGGCTGGTAGGCCAATCTATTGTATCGGGGAAACCTGCTTGGGAAGGTACATCTCGAAGGGCTTGACGGTAAGTACCCCACGCCACAGACATAGTTCCGTCACTAAGACCCATGTAGTCGCTCTGAGCTAGTTTACTGTCACGTTCTGCACGTGCCGCGCTTGCTGCGTCTGCCAAGGACAGAACCCGATGAGCTTCAACCGCTGCTGCCTTTTCTGTTGGGTCTGAATACTTCTCTTTAACTTTCCATTGCTGTGTCCATAGACCATCAACTAATGCAGTAGGTGCCTTAACCACTTCTTGCGTAAGCTCATCAACTGCGGGCTTGGCCCACTGACGCACGAGAGCGTATTCATTTTCATTAGGCTTGAAATTTATGTTTGGAATTGTGGTGAGCGGGTCAATGTCCTGCTCAGTCATTTCTAATCCGTCTGATAGTCTGATAAATGTATTCATATTAGTTCAGCCCTTCTGTTATGCCTGCGAAATCTTGTGTGACGTTTGTGCTTGGGAATTCGCGCCCTGTGCCCCATATAATACGTACGGCACCCTTACCGCCTAGCCCATAACTATAACCGCCGGACAGTCCAAAGCCGCCAGCACCCCCGCCGTAAATGGCGCCGTTAACGCTTCCGCTTCCATCACCTCCCGGCGAAGTTCCGTTGGCCCCTCCGCTACCGCCATCACCTCCGTCACCACCGGCGTAAATGCCGGGGTAAGTGCCACCTGCACCAGAGCTACCCTGTCCATAAACACCAACACCGCCCCCCGGAGCGCCAAGTACCCACCCATCTACGCCGTCATGCCAATACCCGCCAGACCCGCCACCTGCTCCGCCGCCAGCGCCAGTACTTCCAGACGAGCTTTCATTGACCCCGGCAGCGCCTCCATTGCCAGCATACCCGCCAGCACCCCCTCCGGCTCTAGTACCGCCTTTAGCACCGCCATCACCGCCGCCATCACCCGTATGTGTTCCACCCGCTGTAGACCCGCCACCGCCTTTAACTGTTGTGGTATTAACAAACGAAGAATCGCCCCCGGCATAACCGACATTATCAAACGCACTAGCTCCGCCAGCGCCCACAGTTACGCTATAGCTATTCCCTGGAATGACTGTGTAAGAGTTTATATACCCTAGCCCGCCACCTGAGCACTTATTTCCTGAGCCGCCAGCACCAATACATAACACTGATACTTTCGTAACACCTTCGGGCGCTGTCCAACTATGGGCTCCAGTAGTGGTATAAAGATGTCCCCCTATGGGCCCTCCTCCCAAACTAGTCATAATCTGTTGAGAAGGATTCATTATGTAAGCCCCGTTCCAGAGATAATCCATTGAGTAGCTGTCAGCTTCAATGCAGTACAAATACCGTTAGCGGCAA